CAATACAGAATTAGTAATTAAGTCTTTTATTTCGTGGTGCTTCGCCTTAAACCCGCGATGCAGATTTTTGCATCTATCTTATTCAGATATACTTGTGAATGATAATTCTGAAACAATCAGAAATATCATGCAGGAAGAGCTTTATAAGACTCTTTTTCCTAACTCGGCTCTTGCATCTGAAAAAGGGTCAGCTAAGAGATGGAAAACTAAAGCTGGAGGAGAACTTTATGCAGTATCAACTCAAGGCCAAGTAACTGGATTTGGTGCAGGAGCAGTAGACGAAGTACCAGATATTGATAAAATGGACGGAGGCAATGATATATTTACATTCGACGACCACACAAATGAGATGCTTGATATGATAGGAGCTACAACAAACATTTTCCAAGGTGCGATTGTGATTGATGACCCAATTAAGCCAGAAGATGCCGAGTCAGATATTGTCCGTGAACGCATTAACATGCGATTTGAGAACACAATTCGTAACCGTACTAACTCGCGCAACACTCCAATCATTATAATAATGCAAAGGTTACACGAACATGACCTTTGTGGCTATTTGCAAGAGATAGAGCCAGACGAATGGACTGTTTTATCACTTCCAGTTATACAAGTAGACCCAGAAACTGGAGAAGAACATGCACTTTGGCCAATGAAGCATACACTCGAAGAGCTTTATAAGATGCGTGAGATAAATCCGCTTGTATTCGATACACAGTACATGCAGGACCCAACACCAAAAGAGGGCCTTATGTATGAAGGATTTAGAACTTATAAGATAGAAGAGCTTCCAACAGGCACAAAAGCACTTCAGAAGTGGAATTATACTGATACGGCCGACACAGGAGCCGATGATTTGTGCTCAATTTGCTTTATAAATACACCTGAATACTGCTATATAACTGATATTTTGTTTACAGATGCACCTATGGAGGTCACAGAGCCAAAACAAGCCGAAATGTTGACCAAAAATGGCACCGTTGAAGCCTTAATCGAGTCAAATAACGGAGGCCGTGGCTATTCGCGCAATGTAAAGCGCATATTAAGAGTTGATTTGCGTAATTTCAGATGCGCTATTAAAACATTTACACAGACAGAGAATAAAAAGGCACGTATTTATACAGCCTCTGCTAATGTTCAAAGCGATATTCTGTTTCCAGAGGGCTGGGAAAGGAAATGGCCTAAGTTTTATAAGGCTCTTATGTCGTATCGTAAAGATAATAAGAAGAGAAACCAGCACGACGATGCTCCAGATTGCTTAACAGGAGTATATGAAATGCATGCAAGAAAAGGTGGACGTAAAAAAATACACTTAAGAAACTAGTATGGAAAAGATGATAAGCCCGAATGGAGTTAAGGCAAACATGTGTTGTGCGAGCTGTTTACATAATAAATGGCTATATTACACTGGAGCGCCTAAAGTTACAAGATGGTGTGCTAAAAAAGATAAAGCCATAATTAACGGCAGAAATAAGTGCAGCTATTATGTAATGGATGAATTTTTTCAAAAAAGAGGCTATAAACCAATGAAAGATTAAATTCTCGCATTATTCTCGTAATTTCTAGGCTTCTAATTATATATGAATGATTAAATCATAAGCCTTGAATGAATATAATGCGAGAATATGAGATAAAAAATACCTTTATAAAAAATGTTAAAAGCGGTACAACTTATAAAGAAATTTAGTATATTTGCACTGTGGAGAAGTCAATTCGAAGCAAAAATACAGGTAATTCGATGCAAGTTAAGGGTAGCTGCTCGGTAGTATTAACATTAAAAACATAAATAATATGGGATTAAACTGTGGATGCCCTGCTGGTGCTCATATCGCCGACCTTGAGATTGCTGAATGCAAGGAGAGTATGGGGCAAGTTCAAAAAGTTGCATTCCAGCGCATCTATAAGACAGCTGGAACGAAGAACTCTGTCACTGACCCGACTAAGAAAGCATCGTTTTCTACCTTGTTTTCTGCGGCTGATGGTTCTAAGATGACAGTTTCTCCGTATATTCAAGGACCTACTTCTGAGCCTGGTGCAGCTCGTACATTCGGCGGTGGTAACCAGACACTTGGAGGTATTGAGATTACAATCGGCCGTGAGCCGACAACGTTCTCTGCCACTATCTATCAGGAAAGTCAGAAGACAATTGCACAGCTGAAACAGTATATGTGTGAAGAGATTGGTGTTTGGCTTATTGATGAAAACGGCAACATTGGCTGCTTGGTAGATGACCAGGATGAGCCTACAGCATACTTCCCAATTCCTATTGGTAAGTTCTTTGTTGGCGACAAGAAGCTTGGCGGTTTTGAAGAACCGGACAGCAATACCATTGAATGGTCATTCTATCCTAACTGGAGTGATAACTTCTACATCATCAAGTGTGAAACATTGGACTTCAATCCTCTTACAGATTGGGTTAATGCTACTTCCGCTGGAGCTTAAAACTTTCAGTTATGAGAAAGAAAAAAGAACAAACAGTAACGTTAGTTGTGCCTAAGTACAATATGAGGCAGGAGTTTGGCATTCAGCATGCCGAACGCCTGCTTGATATGGGCACAGCCATAAACGGTGGATGGGAATTACCTAAAGATAGCAATTATACTTACGACGAAGAAAATGGCCTTAGAGTTAAATCAGATAAAGCAAATTCTGCAAAAGCCGACTAAACGTCAGACTATTCAGAAAGCTGTAAACATGCAGCGTCGTCTTAGATTTCATACTGAGACGAATGTTGCTGTATCTGATATTAACCAACCTACGACTATATTCCTTGATTGGGTAAGACAGTTGCTTCCGAAGGATAAATTCAACATCTTCCTTCAGCTGTTTAAGTTTCCATTGCCAACTCCTGCCGTAGTTGAGGACGTCTATAGAGAACTCGAAAGGGTTTTCTATAGCCGTAACTCATCAAGCTCATACCAGTTTACAGACTCAGAGCTTGCAGAGGATTGGTCTCAGTATAAAAAGAATAACCTCAATGAGCCAGAGGTGTGGAAGACAACTGGATGGAAGAGAATGCAGGTATCGCCAAATAGTATTTTGGTAGTAGACCTTCCTCAAGTACAAACATCTTTGCGCCCAGAGCCGTATTTTTATTGGCTTGAGATTGATGCCGTAATTGATTACCAGACTTTTAGACTTGATGAAAATCAGTTTGAGTGGCTTATTTTCAAACAGCCGGAACATCGAATAGCTGTATTTGATGATACTTCTATAAGAGTATATCAGCTGAATGAGAAAAATGAAATTCAGTCACTTATTTCAGAGGCAAAGCACGATTTAGGATATTGCCCAGCTCGGTTCTTTTGGTCAACACAACTCAATGAGAAAAATAAAGACCTTAAGAAAAATCCAATTACAAAAGAGCTGTCAAATCTTGATTGGTATTTGTTCTTCTCTATTTCGAAGCAGCATTTAGACTTGTATGCACCTTATCCTATATATAGTGCGTATGAAGCCGATTGTAATTTTGAGAATAATGAGACTGGTGATTACTGTGATGGAGGTTTTCTACGCAATGCAAAAGGTGAGTATAAAATTCTCAATGATGGAACAGTTGAAAAGTGTCCTTGCTGTAGCGAAAAGCGTATAGCTGGTCCAGGTTCATTCTTAGAGGTCCCAATTCCTAATCAGTCAGAGGGAGTCGCTGATATGCGTAACCCGGTTCAAATTACTACTATTGATAAGGACTCACTTGAGTATAATGTAAACGAGTGCATACGACTCAAAAATGAAATCATCGTTTCAGTAGTTGGTTCTGGTGGCACTGTAAGTGAAAAAGAAGCTATCAATGAAACTCAGGTAACTGCTAACTTTGAAAGCAAAACCTCAGTTCTCAATGCCTTAAAGACCAACTTTGAATTGGCACAGAAATTTGTCGAAGATACTGTTTGCAAACTCAGGTATGGAGGTGCTTTCATATCATCTTCTGTAAACTGGGGTACAGAGTTTTACGTTTTCACAGTAACAGAGCTATATTCTAAGTACAAACAAGCAAAGGAGAATGGTGCATCTAACTCAGAACTAGATGCTATATCGCAACAAATTCTTGAAGTTGAGTATCGTAACAATCCTTTGGTACTTCAGAGAATGCTTATCTTAAAGCAATTGGAACCATATCCACATAAAACGCTGAATGAAGTGTTAAAATTGTATGAAAAAGAGTTATTAAATGAAAATTTGGTAAAGCTTAAAATAAATTTTAGTACTTTAGTCGAAAAATTTGAACGTGAGAACATTAACATAATTGAGTTTGCTTCAAATAAGCCAATGAGAGAAAAAATAGATATTATAAACAAAAAACTTTTGGAATATGTTACAGAAATTGGAACTTCAGCAACTACAGGCACTCAGTCTTGAGGATGTTAAGTCTTATAAGAAAAAGGCCGTAGAGTGTAAAGCAGAACTAGAAGCTGCTAAGGCTAAAGGCGGAAAAGCTTGGACAAGCGACTTACAGGAAGAGCTTGACGAGGTAGTTCTTTTCCTAGTAGATGTTGATGATGTTATCGAAGAAAAATCATCGGCATCGAAAACACAGGCTAAGAGTGGTTATACTCCTAAGCCGGGTACTGAGAAGATGGTGCACTTGTCAATTGTGCGCGGTCGTAGGTTTAATCCAATGACCGGTAAAGAAGAGTCACCAGCATATACTCAAATGTTCACATTCGCAGAGTGGCAGCTTTTCAAGAAAACATATAAAGGCCTTGGTTATACCATTATGGCGGCTTTACATGACCCGTATGGAGATGCTGCAGAGTTAGTACAAAAGTAATTAACAATAAAAACAAAGCTATATGTTAACAATTGAGATGCTACGACAGAGTTCAGCTTTAACAGGTCTTACAGATGACCAGCTGAATGCAATTGCTGAGATGTCAAGAAATGATGAGAATACCGTTATAGGTACTAAAATCGGTGCATTGCACGGTCAGTATGACACTGATATTCTTGGCATTACAGGCATTGAAAAGAAAGATGGTGAAAAAAGTTACGACTATGCTAAGCGCGTACTCGGTGAGTACAAAACTAAAGCAGAGTCTGTGAAAACAATTCAAACTCAGCTTACTGCTGCTCAGGCACAGGTTGCAGAGCTCCAGTCTAAACTTGAAAAAGGAGCTGGTGATGAAACTTTGAAGCAACAGCTGAAAGATGCTAAAGCTCAAGTAACTCAGCTTCAAACTCAACTTCAGACAAAGGAAACTGAGTTCAATACCAAAAAGGCAGAGTTTGATAAAACTATTAAGGACACGCATGTAGATTATGCTTTTCAAGCTGCTACAGCAGGTCTTAAGTTTAAGAGTGGTATTACTGAGCCTATTCAGAAGACGCTGCTCAACGCTGCAAAAGCAGAAGTCCTTGCAAAAGGTACTCCTGATTTCATAGAGGACGGCCAAGGAGGAAAGAAACTTGTTATTCGCGGCGCAGATGGTAATATCCTTAACAATCCGAAGAATAATCTTAATCCTTATACGATGCAAGAGCTTGTAATGGAAACATCGCTTAAAGATGTAATCGATACAGGTCGTCAGCAGGCAGGCGGTGGAACAGGAGGCTTTGGGTCTGGTTCAGGCGGAACAGGTGGAACACTTGATTTGTCTGGCATCAAGAGCCAAGTTGAGGCCGATAAAGCCATTGAGTCATATCTGTTGTCAAATGGCTTAACTCGCGACTCTCAAGAATTTGCTGAGCAGTCAATGCAATTAAGAACTGAAAATAATGTGGCTAACTTGCCATTAAGATAAAAGGCACATCCTAAAAGAAGACAATTAAATGCTATGAGGCGTAAAAGGGTAATGCACCATATTAGCATAAGCATTAACATTTAAAAACGTAAAACTATGAGCTTAGTATTAACTCGTATCCAAAACATCCGTGCTAACTCAAATCTTGATAAGTTTGAGTATCGCCCCAGTAGATATGGTGCGCTGAACGCTTTTATGGTGCAGTCCGAAGACCCTACTGGTATTCTTACTGATGAGTTGAAGCAGAAAGCAAGAACTTCTATCGGTAACAAGCTGGAAACTCCGGTGATTAACTATGATGCTGACATTTCTATCGGCAATGAACGTACTTTGACTATCAACGATAGTGAAAATACTTCAAAGATGGTCGAAATCACATTTGCTACTTACGCATTTGGATTTACTATTGCTCCGGCAATGTATATGAACAACGAAATCAGCATTCAGAAGGACTTCCAGACAAAGATGATGAAGTACATCTACAAGCTTGCTCAGAAATTGGACGAAGCAGCTTTGGCAGCTTTGGCAGCAGCTAAAACTCAGGTCCTGAAGAACAAGCTGTTGTACGACTTCTCAACTAATGCTGTAAACTTCAAATGGACAGAACGTGAAAATGCATTCGGTGACCTTGACGTGCTTATGGGTTCTAACGACTTCTATGGTCAGTTGCACCTTATAGGTGACCCTGGTGTTGAAAGCATTATGAAGAAATTGCAGCAGAATGGACTCTACAATGCTGTAAACAAGCAGAATGAATTCGGTGACAAGATTGTACACTTGACAAACAACATCGCTGCTTCTTCGGACAAATATGCTCAGGGTTATGCGGTAAGTGCTGGTTCATTGGGTATGCTTACTCGTTTTGAGCGTGATTGCTTGCTTGGTACAGTATCAGGCGACGGCCATGAATGGGGTATCGCTACTCTTCCGTTGCTGAATATGCCTTGTGGTACATACTTCTATGACTCTGTTGGTGACTACAGTGCTATCGCTGGTACAGCCACTGCAGATATGAAGCGTACTCGTAAAGAACACTACGGCTTTGCTGTAGATGTTGCATTTATCACTGCTCATAACAGCGCACCTAACACTTTGGCAAGTCCTATTCTGGCATTCAACATATCAAGTAAAGATGCAGTTTATGCTAAGCCTGTGGTCGTTGTCAACTCTAAAGACAATCCGGTTAATACTAAGGAGGCTTCTGCAGGAGTTTGAGGATGATAAACCGATAGCAAATCTTTGAGTTGTTATTAGCTTTGGTAGGAGGCACACTGAGCCACTAGGCGATAGTGGCCTCCTATTTTTCATTAAAAATTAAGAATTATGGTTAGAGCCAACGATATACAAGAAAAACTGTTACACCTTATTGGATGGGAGCAGAATTATGATACATCAGACTTAAAAATATCTGATGCTTTAGCCGTGAGTGAAAGCGGCTTATATTTTCAACAAATTCATCCTTTGCTGACTTTGCAGAATATGTCATGTATTGCTCCGGACTTTAAGAATATCACTTTTCCAGAATACAATTCTGAAAAGGAATATAGCAAAGGCAATGTAGTTGATTATCAAGGAACACAATATAAAGCGCTTCAAAAAGCACAAGGAAAACAGCCCGATATTGAGTCTGAATATTGGGTAGAGACTAATCCATTCTCAGAATGGCTTGAGGGTAAAACAAAAGCAAGTATTCAAAAAGCTATTACTAGATACTGTAATGAAAAAACGGTAGAAGGGACAAATAAGCCATTATGCGAAAGTCGTACTTTGTTTGATGGAACAGGTAGATTAGTAGATACTGTAAAGAATAAGAAAAACCTAGTTGGCTTTGAAATTGTACCAGTAAGAGCAAAAGGTGTAACCGCAAAGATAAATAAAATATGCCTTCAGTTTACTAAAGCTGGAGAATATACTTTGTATCTTATGCATTCAAGTATGGATGCTCCAGTAAAGATTATAAAGCTTAATAAGATACGAGATAATAGTGCTGAATGGTTTACAGTCGATGACCTCTATTTGCCATATCAAAGTGAAGATAATGATGCAGGAGGAAGTTGGTATTTGTGCTATTTTCAGTCTGAACTTCCAGAGGGAAGTCAAGCTATTAGAAAAAATAAAGACTGGTCAAAAGAGCCTTGTGGTTCATGCTCACGTAGAGAATTACTTGCTTGGATGGCATGGTCTAAGTATCTTGAAATTCATCCATTTTTTGTAAATGAAGAACTTGTAGATGCAGTTAATTTCAATGATGACTTTAACGAAGATTTTGCAAAGTGCCCACTTCATCTATGGGATGTTGAAAACAATCAATATACCTATGATAATAACTACGGATTAAACTTAGAAGTTACTGTAAGCTGTGATATTACAGACTTTATAGTTGAGCAGAGAATGATGTTTCAAGATGTCATAGCTAAGCAGGTAGCCGTAGATATGTTACGTGAATTTGCATACAACTCTAATGTAAGAACAAATAGGCATTCAATCAATGCTTCTCGACTTGATATATTATATGAGGTAGATGGTGACTCTTCTTCTATGAAAAAATCAGGTTTAAGTTATCAGCTAGATATGGCTTTTAAGGCCATTAAACTAAGTACTTCTGGAATTGATAGAGTATGTTTGCCATGCCGAAACAATGGCATTAAATATAGAACTGTATAAGTATGGCTGTAAAACGATATAACGCGACACTCCGCAATCTGGAGTATAGGTTACGAAACTTTAAAGATAGCTTGCCTATGCTATTGGAGGATATTATACGTGATAAAGAAGACGTGATAGTATCAGCCATA